GAGGCAGCGGCCCAGCCTTCCCGCGTCCGCGAACTCGGCAGGATCGTGGTGGTAGAAGATGGCGGTGCGACGGTATGCCAGCGTCTCGATCAGGGCGCTGATGTTGCCAACCGCTCCCGTGGTGGTGTTGCTGTTGGCGGTGGCCACGCTCAGCAGGTACGTGGTCTTCGTCTCCACCCACGCCGCCGCGGACAGGATCGTGGCCGTGCTCGGGAAGCACAGATGGATCCCATAGAAGGACAGCGCGCCCTCGGACTCGCTCGCCTTTTCCTCGAAGGCGGTGAGGTCCGCGGCGATGCCGGGGTCCGCATGGTCCTGCTCGATCAGCAGTCGCTTGCGCGACGTGGGCGGCACGCGGACGCGGAGGAAGACGCCGGGCCCGCTGGTGACGATGTGCAGGTGGGTGCCGGCGTCGGTGGTGGTGGCGCCCGTGGCCAGCGCATCCACCGCCGTCTTCAGCGCCGCGGTGATCTCCGCCACCGTGGCGCTGCCGTCCGCCGTGTACGGGGCGATGGCGGCGCTGCCCACCTCCAGCTCGTACTTCGCCCCGTTCTCCGCGATCGGCGTCACCTTCCACCGCTGGGTGGGTCGATTCGTCGCCTGAGCCACGATGATGGCGGAGGGCTTGCGGACATTCGAGATCATCCGCGTGAAGGCCTTGTGCTCCGGGTCGGTGGAGAGAAAGCCATCCGCCTCGAGCGCGGAGATATCCGGGTCGTACCGGCGCAGCTTATCCCCGTTGCTGAAGCGGTTGGACGCTCCGATGATCAGCGGGATGCTGAACGTGGCGCGCAGCACTTCGCTGGCGGCGGTGGTGACTGTAACTTCTGTGACCTCGGTGCTTTCGCTCACGGCGGGGCCTCCGTCCCTGTTCCCGGCCCCGCGCGCTCACGGTCCCACGTTGGCCGTCACCTGCGCCCTGAGGAAGTAGCCCACGAAGTCGGCCACCTCGGTGGTGCAGTTGAACGTCACGTCGAGAGCGGCGTGGCCCTGGTAGCGAGTTCCTATCAGGCCGGACAGGTTTTGCACAGTGCCTATGGTCCCCACGCCCAGGCCCGCCCGGTGGAGCGCACCGGATACGCTGTTCAGGTCCAGACGTGCGGCCGCCACCTGCAGCAGCGGCACGGCGGTGGCTGCGCCGAACGTGAACGCGGTGAAGAGCTGCGCCCGGAAGGAGAGCAGGCACGACATCCTCGCGGTGCTCTTCACCTCCTGGCCGGCCGGGCGTCCGGTGTCCGTCCCATGGGTGACGCTGGCGGTGGCCCCGAGCCGCACCAGGGTGAGGATCCGCATCGTCCCGTAGGAGACGGGGGTGCCCGCGGCATCGCCCGCCTGGGGCGCCTTCTGGTCTTCCCAGCGGAATGCCGCGCCCGTGGCGTCTCTCAGCCAGGTGTTCAGCGCGCCCTCCATCTGCTCGAATGTGGTGGCCATCAATCGCCCTCGCCGCTTGGCTTCTTCCCCGTGACTACCTGGTGCGCCATGCTGCCGATCATCTGCCCCGTCCACACCAGCGTGCGCACCCCCCATGGGGAGCCGCTGCTGCCCTTCAGCTTCTCAGCCAGCACTGATGGCGCGTTGGGCGGCGGCACCGGGTTGCCCTCGGTGACGTACTTCCGAATGTCGGACACCATCTCCAGCCCGAGCAGCCCCATCCCCTGCTTGAAGCTGGCATGCCCGGAGAGCACCCAGCCGATCCACTGGCGCATCAGCGCCTCGTACTTCTGCTGGTTGCTGTCGAAGGTGGGGCCGACGAAGGGGCGAGCAGGGATCGTGTCCGTCCCATATTCGTTGATGGCGGCCACGGTGGCGTTGTTCACCCCGTCTTCGCGGCCCTCTTTCTCGGAGCTCAGGAACCCGGCCTTCACGTAGATGCCGCCGCCCGAGGCCTTCAACGCGCGCAGCTCCGCGTTCAGGTTGAGCCACGCCTGCGTGGGCCTGTTGGTGATGCGGAAGGTGGCGCGGACTTTGGCCACGGCTACCGCCTCGAGCGCTTCACCGTGGCGGCGCAGACGTTGGACGCATGCTGCCAGGGGGCCACGTCCGTCACCTCGTACACCTCCCCGTCGATGACGATCTGATCGGCCAGCTTCCCGGTGGCAGTGTCCGCCGCCTTCAGCGCGTAGGCCGTAACCACCAGGCGGGTGTCCGTCTGCCGCTCCCCCTCGGGTGGCTGCTCCCCCTTGATCCCGGGCACCTCCTGGACAGAGCAGAGCACATCCGGAACCGCGGGCACCGCAGGGGTGGTGAACTTCCCGGAGCCATCATCCACGGGGGTGCCGCCGGGGCGGATCTCGTAGGTGCCCGTGGCGAGCTCTTCCAGGACGTCGGTCATGTCCTCGACGAGCGTTTCAGCCACGGGCACCTCCGAGCACTACAGAACGGCCGCCCCCGTTCCCAGGTAGGAAACCACCAGGCGCATCAACCGCGTCCCGTACGGCGTCTGCTCCAGCCAGTCCGAGGCAGCGAGAGAAGAGCCGGTGGCGTAGCTCTTCGTGGTAGGGCCGATGCTCACGCTGGACAGCGCACGCTTCATCAGCCGCGGGTTGGCGAGTGACAGGGTATGTGCCACCCACAGGCGCTGCGCCAGCTCCGCCCTGGCATCATCCCCCCAGGGCTCAATGGGCACCTCGAGCGCCACGTCCGCCAGTGTCTGGCGCCACTGCGAGGGCTCCGGATCGGCGGGGTCGGGGATGGCCACAAGCTCCGGGGCCGTCCCCAACACCGCCGTCTTGGTGGTGAGCGTGGGCACTCGCTACCCGATCCGGCGCGCCGTCTTCACCTCGCCGGCCGCCCTGGCGGCACCCATCTGCTCGGCGATCTGGGCGTGGCGCTGGCGCAGGATCTCCCGCTGCCGCTCGCCCGCCGCCTTCACCATGGGCCGGTTCTCCGCCTGCAGCCACTGCTCCAGTTGCTCCGGATCGGTGGCCGTGGACATGAGCAGCAGCGCCTGATCCTGGCTCAGCTGGGCAATGTCCCCGGCGCCGGCCTCGCGCAGGCCAGAGGTGGCCAGCAGGTGGGCACCCGCGGAGAGGAAGCGCTGGATCGTCCGGCGGCGCTTGGCCTGCTCCCACGTGGCCTTCGGCAGCGGGTTGATGCCGGGGGACAGGGTGAGGGCGCGGCCATCGGGCAGCACCACGTCGGGGACGTAGATGGGCGCCGCGCCCACGTTCACCACCAGCACCTTGTCGGCGTCGGCGGAGGCCGGGGCGTTGATGGGCGAGGTCGGCGCCCCGCTCGCGCGCTCCGCCTCCCACTTGTTGAAGCGCTCCTTGATCAGGTCATCGATCCGCGCCAGCTGCGCCTCAGACTCCTGGCGGCGGGTCCGCTCCTGCGCCAGCTGGGCGCGCTCCTGGGCCAGCTGATCATGCAGTCGCTGCAGCTCCGGGTTCTCCCCCGTGGTCAGGGCGGAGGCCGGGGCGTTGATGGGCGAGGTCGGCGCCCCGCTCGCGCGCTGGGCATCCGAGGCGCTGGACGCCGGGCCCATGTCCTGGCCGGGCCTCACGTCCTCGCCCCCCTTGGCGATGGGGTTGGGGGCGCTGCTGGTCGGCTGGGCGCTCAGCGGCTGGCCGCCAGGCGTGGAGAAGCCCGCCGCAGGCTCGGCGGTGCGGCCGGGCGTCGGCGCGGATCCCGCCACCATGGCGGGCTCATGCTTCGTGGGGGTGCTGCTGGTGCTGGCCACCGGCGCCGTCTCGGGCTTCGGGGTGCCAGTGGGGCTGGGCTTGTTCGGCTTGTCGGCCATGGTCGCTGTCTCCGTACGGGCTGGGGTGGTGCGGCTAGCTCAGGAAGCTAGCGCTGATCATGTCGTCCCCGTAGATGGCGGACAGCGGGAACATCCACTGGACGCCGCCCACGCGGATGTGCGCGAGGATGTTCCACACGAAGTCCTGCTGCTGGGGCGGCAGCATGGTGAAGAGCAGCGGGAGGATGGCGCGCAGGTGATCCTTCGTCTGCGCGTAGGCGACCATACGAGGGGTGCCACCCACGCCCGCGGCGTTGCACTTGTTCCACCCGCGGATCTGGACGATCTCCGGGTGGGACTTCAGGAAGTAGTCCAGGATGGACATGCCATCGTTGTCGGACCACGGGGTGGTGCTGATGTAGCTCAGCACGCCGGGGGGCATGACGATCGTGGTCGCCTGCTCGGTGTCGTTGCTCTGGCGCTTCACCTTCTCGACGAAGGCGTTGAGGTCACGCACCACCTGCTTGCCGTTCTTCAGGTCGAACTCGGGGGCGCTGCCGGTGCCGTCCGAGGGGAAGGTGTAGATCGGGACGTTGGGGTTGTTCAGCAGCCCGTAGGTCCCCATCTCCGCCTCGCCGTAGGCGACGGAGTCGTCCGCGCGCTCGTCCAGGATCCGGCGCGCGGCAGTCTGATCGTCCTGCTGCAGGTTGATGCCCGTGGCCTGCGCCTGCTGGGCCTCGAGCACGGACCAGCCGAACTTGGTGGCATAGCCCCAGCAGCGGCCGAACTCTTCCTTGCTGGCCACGTTCACGCTGGGGATCTGCTCGCGGTAGCTCTTCATGAGCACGGCCGCGCCCACCATGTCCCGGTAGCGGAAGCGGTAGCCCTCCGCCCAGGGGGGCGTCTCCGTGTCCCGCGGCACCAGCTCCGCGCCGAGCAGCGGCGAGCGCTTCACCGCGTAGACGGTGTTCCACAGCGCCTCGAGCTGGCGGTGCAGGTAGACGGTCTCGGATGCATCCTTGCGCCAGCCCATGGTCCGGGCGACGTTCTGCGCCGCCTGCATGAACTGACGCTTCTGCTCCGAGGCATCCGCCCTGAAGTAGGGCTGAAGCAAGGGGTTGGTGTACGTGGTGTAGGGCTGGCGCTCAGCGCCGCCCAGCAGCTGAAATCCCGGCATGTCTGGGTCTCCGAAAACGGCGGTGGGGGTGGGTGTCGCCCTCGCTGCTAGGCGGCGGTGGCGGCGATGGTCTGGACGTCGAAGTACACCGGCACCACGAACTGGCTGCCGTAGGCGGTGCTGGCCGCCAGGAAGCGGGCGCCCTTGAGCAGCACCGCGGTGGCGGTGTCGGCGGTCTTCCGCACCGCGCCCTTCTGGGTGCCGCCAGCGCCCGAGGCGTAGCGGGCGTAGACGGGATCCGTCACCGTCACCGCCTGCTCGCACAGCATCCACAGGGCCCCGTTGGTGCGCACGTCCATCACGGTCTTGGGCTTCAGTCCCACCGTGCCCAGGTCCGTCTCCGGGCTGTATGTGTGCTGGTGCATCACAGCCCCGAGGATGAAGTCCGTGGACGCCGCCAGCAGCAGCGCCTTGGGCTTGAGCAGGTGATCGGTGGACGTGGCCCGGGCGACGAAGATCCCGAAGGGGACTTCCGCGCTCGCCTCCGCCTGGATGGCGGAGGTCTGGCTATTGCCCCGGAAGTGGAAGTCCATGCCCGGCCAAGCCGGGGGAGTGGTGCCAAGGTAGGAAGTCTGGACAGGTGCCATCGCGTCGTTCCTCAGTGCGTAGTGGGTTGGGGTGGGCCTAGCCGATGCGGCGCTTGTTGGGGAGCGCGCCGGCGTTGTTCACGCGCTGGACGTACTCGTCCTTGACGTCCTTGCGCTCGCGGCGCGTGCCGGGCGCGCCCACGGCATCGGCACGGACACGGCGCGGCTCCTGGCTGTCGGAGCGCTCCTGCTCGTCCTCGGGATCCTCGTCCTCCGAGTCCAGGGGCAGCGGCTCCTCCTCACCGCTCGGCGTCTCCTCGCCCTCGGCGGTCTCCTTTCCCGGCTCGCCCTCGGCGCCGGGATCCTGTCCCTCCGCATCCTGGCGGCGCTTGAGCTGGGCGGTGATCTTCTCCGCTTCCTCCGCGAAGCGGGCGGCCACGTAGACGGATCGCTGCGCCTCGGGCACCGAGTCCAGCTTGGTCTGGAAGCCCTTGATGCGCTTGGCGAGCACAGCCACCCGGATCTGATCGTCCGGCATCTCGTCCAGCTTCACGTCCTTGCCGTCCACCTTGGCCGTCCTGCCCAGCACGGGGCCCGCCACGGCGATCAGCTTGGCGCGCTCCTTCACCACCGCGGCGATGGCGCTCGGGGACGTCGCTTCCTTCAGCTTCTTGTCGGACTCGTCCGCCCGCGTCTTCTCCTTCGTGACCTCGCCCTTGAGCTTGTCCACCTCGGCGCGGAGCTCGCCCGCGTCCTTGTTCAGCTTGGCGACGTCGCCCGTGAGCTTGTCCAGCGCGTCCTTGTGCAGCTTGTCCTTGGCCTCGAGCGCGTCCTTGTGCTGACGCTGCTGGGCCTCGAGGATCTGGACCTGGTCCTCGCGGACCTGGATCTCCATGCCCGAGTCCAGACGGAAAGGCTTCAGCACCGGGCCGGTCTGGACGGGCTGTGCAGGGGTGGTGATTCCGGTCATGGTGCCGCTGTCTCCTGGGGGTCGTGCGCCCCCGGTGGGTGGTGGTGGGGTGGTGGACGCATCCTGCGTCAAAGAGGGAAGTCCGTCTATCCGGACGCGGATCTCGGGGCCACCGCGCGCATACTTCACAACGGCCACGTGGTTGATGCGGCGGTTGCGCTGGATGCGCTTGTAGTCGATCGCCCGCCCATCGGGCGCGATCCACTTGCCGGGGGTCTCCTCGAGGTCCACCAGATAGCCGGGGGACACCTCGTCCCGCTCTCCGCTCTGGACCTCGGACGCGAGCTCCGAGTCATAGATGACGATCGTGGCCGCGGACTTGTCGCCCTCCTGCCAGCCAGGGCGAGCCACAGCGCCGCGGGTGTGCTGGCGCGCGTTCTCGGGCGTGACGAGTCCGGGGGGATGTTCGCGGGTGACGGGCGCGCTCATGTACCCAGCCAGGGACTCGGGGCGGAACACCTCTTCCGGCGGCAGCAGCTCGCCCACCACGGTCCCGTCCGGCTCGGTGTACTCGTACACGCCCACCCTGGCCGTGTAGCAGTCCACTTCCAGGAAGCCGGCAGCCGTCAACCGCGGCTTGCTCAGCGCCCCTCCCCGGTCCTGGCGGGAGACGTTGGGGGTGATCTTCGCGCCCATAGGTAGATGACCATACATGAGAGGTGGGGGCTTTCACACCCCCTTTGCTTGGATGCCTACGCGGCGAGCTGGCGGAAGACGTCTTCGATGATGGGTTCGCCGTAGCAGCGGCAGTTGATGGGGGTGCCGGGGTGCCCATCGTCGGGCGTCTCGCTCGGTGGGTCATCCCAGCTGAAGATCTCCCCCTCCCGGTGGACGTGCTCGTCCCGGACGCGGTTGTCTTTCACCGTCCGCCAGCGGTAGCGACCCAGCCCGAGCGCTTCCTGGCGGACCTGGTTGAGGCCTCCGTAGAACTTCCCCGTCTGATCGCGGGCGATGCGTCTGGCGTTGGACAGGGCCACGTGCCCGCGCTCGGCGATCCTTTCGGCCAGCTTCGGGGACCGGGAGCCTGCGCGGACGGACTGGATGACGAGCTCTTCCACCTCGTCCAGGTAGCGGGTGGACACCGAGCGGATCAGCGCCACGTTCTGCTGGGTGAAGGCCTCGACGGCGCGGCGCAGGTCTGGCTCCGCGGCGAACAGCTCGAAGAGATCGACCCCGAGCGAGGCCACGAAGGCGCGGCGCATCTGCCCCCGCTGGTAGGTGGACACCTCCGTGGCCGACAGCCTGGCAGCCTTGGCCAGGGTGGCGTTCGGCGTCTGCTGGACGATCTGGCGCCCGAGCCTGGCGAAGAGCTCGCGCACGCGCCGCTCGTCCAGTGCATCCGCCCGGCCGCCGCGCCCGGGCTGCTCGGGCAGCTGCTCCAGGAGCGGGAGCACGTGGGCGGTGACGAGCCTGCGGAAGCGCGCCACGTAGGCGAAGATGCGCCGGCGGTACGCGCGCTCCTGGCCGATGGGGGGCTGAAGGATGGGGAACTTCCCGAAGCGGCCACGCCGGGCCCGGGCGCGCAGGGTGCGCAGCGCCCGCTCGCGCTGGGCAGCCGTCATCGCCACGGCCTACCCCTCTTTCTTCTGGCGGAGCTCGGTGGCCAGGAAGTCGGCATACCGCGCCAGGAAGCCGTTGGTGAATTCCGCGGTCCCGGTCCTGTTCTCGGTGGCGTCGCGGACGAGCTGGGCCACGGTGCCCGCTGGCAGGTGGATCTTCATCAGGTCATAGAGGAAGACCACCAACGGATCGTCCGACGTCACCGATCCCGATGCGAGCCTGAGCCGTTCCTGCTGCTCGGTGCGCGGCATGGCTTCAGCCCTCGCCCCGCGCGCTCTTCAGCCGCGCCTTCTCGCGCTCGATGATCTCCTTCATCCCCTTCTCTCCGATCGTGCCCACCACCAGCCACTTCACCTGGGCGACGACGCCGGCCAGCCGCTTGTCCCCCTTGTGACGCGCCGCCCACGCCTCGCGCAGGCGGATAGCCTTGTCCTCGGACGGAGCCTCGGGGACACCGCCTCGCTCCACCACCGGGGCCAGTCTTTGGAACTGGCGGTTGCCCAGGGTGTTGCCACCGCGCGCCCAAATCTCGGGCCATTGCTCGCGCAGCTCCCGCGCGTAGGCCAGGTCGAAGGGCTGCCAGCGGCTGTGCTTCAACGACACCGCGAGGTTGTCCCCCCGTCTGGGGAAGTGGCTGGCGTTCTTGTCTCCACGGGTGGGCTTGAGCCCAGCACGCCGAGCTGCCCTGGCCAGAGCGCGGACCACCGCCCGGGCCTCCCGCCTGGAGATGGCGAAGAGCTTGGACACCCGGCGCACCACGTCGTCCTCGGTGCGCCGGCCTTCCTTCATCTCACGCACCAGGAGCGCCGCATGCTCATTGGCATCATCGCCTCGCTGCTGCGAATCAGCCGGGGCGCGCGCAGGCGCTGAGTCCCCCGGTGGTAGGGCGAAGAACGTGCGGCCCACGTCGGCCATGACGTTCTCGGCCTGCTCGCGCGTGAGGTGGAAGAGCTCCACCAGCATCCCGATCCCTGCCTCGCGCGACAGCAGCTTGGCCGCCACGTCGGAGACGATGGACTTCGCCGCGGTCACCTGGGCTCCGTTCAGCGCGCTCGCGGATGCTGGCTGGGAAGGGGCCGTCCCGGGCAGGTCCTCGCCGGGCGGCAGCTCGTCCAGTGGGTCCATGTCGCCCGGTTCGTCCAGTTCCTCATGCATGGCCGGATCCATGGTGAGTTCGGCGCTGTACTCCTCACCGCCGAACATGGAGCGAGCCACGTCGCCAGCTGACACCACCCCTGCATCGATCAGGATCTGGGCCGTCTCCGCGTGCGTGCGCCGCGTCTCCGCTTGCTCTTTGTCCGTGGGCACGGACAGGGGGCGCCAGATGATGGACCACTTCTCTGGCTCCTTCCCGCCCGTGGGGCCCCGCTTCGAGCGGAAGATCAAGCGCACCAGCTTCTCTGCCTGGGGCTGGATGCGCTTGCGGCGCTCCGCCTGCGCCCCAGCTCGGAACAGCTCGAGGTCCGCCGAGCCGGTGGCGTTGAGGCCTGCCGGCGCCTGCCCGAGCAGGACCGTCACCGGCGTGCCCGTCACCGCGGCGAGCATGAAGTCCAGCCGCGTGAGCGTGTCGGCAATGCCCGAGAAGGTGGTGTCCTTGCGCTCGTAGCTCTCGCCCTCCCCGAGCAGGATCGCGCGCAGCACGCTCTTGGCCTGGTCGATGGCGGCGATCTTCTGCACCACCACATCCATGCGGTTGGCCATCAGCAGCTTGGCCAGCTCTGGCATCTTGTAGACGCCCTGGCTCGCATCGTGGAGCAGGTGCGCGGCGCTGCCGTACCCAGAGCCCCAATCCCGGATCGTCTCGTGTACGCGCTGAAGCACCGAGTCCGGCCATCCGAAGTTGGCTTGGTTGACGTGGCGCTCGCCCACCACTCCCTCGAAACGCAGCGCCCGCGTGGCGTCCAGCAGGTTGTCCGAGCTCGAGGTCATCCCGGTGACGAAGAGCGGCGCCAGGAAGTAGCGGGCCACGTGGCCGAAGTGCTCCCGGTCCATGTCCCCGTAATACTCGTAGGCCCACGCCTCGCGGGCGCTGAAGTGGTTGAGCGCCACCACGCGCTGGATGTTCTCCATGTCCAGCGGCCGGCCCGGGTGGCGCCCATCCCTCACGGAGATCCGCACCAGCCCGCCGCCGTACAGACGGGCCAGCCGATAAGCGGCGGCCAGGTGGTGCTCAGCCTGGAGATCGGCCAGCAGAGCGTTCGTCTCCTGGGCCGTCTCTGCCTCCCCTGGGATGCGGATCTCGAAGCCCGAGCGGAAGCACTCGTCCGGCAGCAAGTCCACCACGCGAGCATGGAGCGCGGACGCGCGGTACAGCTGCTCCAACTCCTCCGGGGGCAGATGCTCCAACTCGGCATGCGCCCACGTCCGCTTGTCCCGAGAGGTGCCCAGCCCCGTGAGCTGGTTTACCCAGGAGTCGGTGCGCAGGGCTACCGCCTGAACGAAGCGAGAGAGAAGACCGGGCTTGTCACTCATGGCGGACACTGTAACCGAGGGCCAGCCCGAAATATGAAAGAGCCCGGCACCAGAGCCTCCTGGGAGGATGGGCCGGGCCCCTGCATAGCTCTCCCGGACCGTGGCCTGCACCAGGATTGCCCGAGCGCTTCAGACGATCGCGCCGAGTCGGCGCCACGTCAACCCCAGAAAGACGAAGGGCCCGGGGTGCGCATCCCCAGGCCCAACTCTCCACCACTCCGAGTCACGCAGGTGGGCCAGCGAGTCCAGCGGAAGAGCCCGGGCGAGTCCCGCCTGAAGTGCCACCAGCGTCGCCGCTGTCACCGGGGCACGTGGACACCATAGCGATCGGCTGCCGTACGGGCAAGAAAGCAAAAGAGCCCGGCGCCGGGTTGGCCGCCGAGCTCCTTCATGCGCGCTGGGTGCGGATCAGCTCGTCTGGAGCTGGGGCCAGGACCAGGTGCCGGGCTCGGTCCCGTCCCGTCGCGAGGTCACCCACAGCGCGTGGTTGCCATCCAGCAGCACCTGGCCATTCACGCCGGGGATGCCGGGGCCGTACTCGTCCGGGAAGATCTTGGAGATCACCAGCGGCAGCGCCTCGCCCACGGTGGGGGTGTTGCCGCGCTTGCGCGAGTCCGCCGAGCGCTCGCGGATGATCTCCGCGACGTCGTCTTCGCTCAGGCGGTAGGAGACGGTGCTGCAGGGCGTGGGCTGCTGGGACATGGATTCTCCGGGGTTGTCCACCTCCGGGCCCCTGGGACTGCTCCGTGATGCCGTGTCCCAGGGGCCCGCCGCGTGCTGCCTCTCACGGTGGGGTTATGGCGCGGGGGCAGGATTTGAACCTGCGACCTTCAGGTTATGAGCCTGACGAGCTAACCGGGCTGCTCCACCCCGCGACGGCCGCCACGATGCCCAGCCGCTCACCGCCCGTCAAGAGCCCTGGCGGCAAGATCGCCAGCTGTCAACCCCCCTGGAGAGGTATGGGCGGCCGCACCTCGAGCGGCCATGGTTCGCGCGCTGTCACCCGAAAGGAGTATTGCGTGAGACGTGCAATCCTTGTGGCTGTCCTTCTGGCGGGGTGTGGCGGTGGGCGCCCACCAGCCCCTGCTCCCTCGCTGATCCTGCATGGCGCGAAGGTCTTCACCGCTGATCCTGGCAACCCATGGGCGCAGGCGCTGGCCGTGTCCGGCGGCTCCATCGCCGCGGTGGGCTCGGATGCTGAAGTCCTGGCGCTGGCCGGGCCCAGCACTCAGCTGGTGGACCTGGGCGGGCGCGTCGTCACCCCCGGGATCGTGGACGCGCACACCCACGTGGCTCCGCTCGGCGCGCCGGCGTGGTTCGTCAACGGGCCGGACTTCGTTGCTCGAGGCGAACACGGGCCAGATGCTGCGGAGGTGGTGCAGCTCGTCTCGGAGCGAGCAGCCAGTGCCCCAGCGGGGACGCCGATCCTCGCCATCGTCGGGCCCACCTTCTACGCCACCGCTGGCGGCAGCCCCCGCCAGCTGCTCGACTCCGCCACCGCCATGCACCCGATGATCGCCGTGGACTGGACGGGCCACGGGCTGGCGCTCAACTCCGCGGCGCTCGCGGCCGCGGGGTACGTGGACGGGCAGCCGGACCCATACGGCGGGCGGCTCTCCCGGGATGCAGGTGGTGCCCTCACGGGCTACGTCCAGGAGCTCGCGGAGGTGCCCGTGTTCCGCGCCCTCGCATCGCTTCTTCCTACGGAAGCCTATGCCCATGCCTACAGCGAGTACGGGCGCGCGGCGCTGGCGCTGGGGTACACCTCCGCCGTGGACATTCCCTTCGTCCTCGATGGCGCCCGGGCGGCCGAGGTGATCGCCCGCCAGGACTCGGCCCTGGACTTCGTGCCCGTGTGCCTGATGGATGCCCCGGGGAAGGTGTGTCCGGCCGGCGCCGATGGGGTGATCCGCCGCAAGCTCTTCCTGGATGGGGGCCCTTCGGATTGCAGCACCTACGTCTCCGTCCCCTACCGCGCGCCGGACTCCTGCCCAGCCGCTGGCCCGGGTTGGGTGGGGTTCCGCGATCTGACGGATGACGAGCTGGGCGCGGCACTGGGAGATGTGCTCGGGCGCGGTGGCCAGCTGCTCGTCCACGCGCTGGGGGATGCGGCCGTGGCCGCGCTCTTCGACAGGATGGAGGCCCTGGCGCCGGCCGCTTCCTGGGCGGGGCGCGTGACGCTGGAGCACGGCGATCTCATTCGCCGCGGAGACATTGCCCGGGCCCGGCAGCTGGGCGTGGCCATCGTCCAGAACCCCGCCCACCTGGTGGTGGTGCCGCCTCTGTTCGCGCTCCGGTACGATCCTGCTCTCTACTCCGAGGGGCAGCCGCTGCGCTCGCTCGAGGCGGCGGGCATCACCCTGGCCTTCGGCTCGGATACCTTCGGGGCTCCCACCAGCCCGTGGGTGGACGTGCTGCTGGCGAGCACCCACCCAGCCCGCCCGGGGGAGGCGCTGTCCCGTAAGGAGGCGGTGGTGGCGTACACCCGCCACGCGGCCGCGGTGCGCCAGCTGCCGCCCGCGGTGCTGGCTCCTGGTGCTGCCGCCACCCTGGCGGTGCTCACCCAGGACGTCTTCAGCGCCGCGCCCCAGCAGCTGGCCACCACCGCCAGTGCGGTGACGATGGTGCGCGGCCGCGTGGCATGGAGCGATGGGAGCGTGCAGCCACCGCCCCAGGGATGGCCAATGCCGTAGCTCGTAGCCAGGGGCTTCAGCGCAGGTGCCGGTGGACCAGGATCATGTCCAGTCCGGCCGCCGGCATCTGCGCGAGCCACCCGCGGAAGCGCTGGCGCTTCTCTTCCTGGGGCACGCTGGAGTGGTAGACCTCGAGCCCGCCAGCGTGCCCCAGCCAGTAGTCGAAGAGCACGGCGTGAGTGAGACACAGCCCGCCCATCTTCTCCACCAGGACACCAGCGCATGGCACCCCCGCGGCGGTGCTGCACATGCACGGGGTTCCGTGCGGCGCCACATGCCCGTGCTCCGGACAGAAGTCCACGTTCACGTATCGGATGCTCACCGCGCAGCTACGGCACAGGGGCTTGTCGCATGTCTTCCCGCCCGAGCGCATCCCGCTGGGGTGGGGCCCGTCGCAGAGCAGATCGCCAGGCTCGCCGCACTTCGAGCACGGGCCGGTGCTCTTCGTCCCACGCCCGTGGATCCGGACGTGGCCAATGGGCGTGTTCCCCGGGCCCCAGATCGTTTCGCACCCCACCGGCTACGCTCCTTCCGGAGCGCTGGCGCGGCAGGCGCGCGTCTCCCCCTGCCATCGCCCTCGCGGCATCAGCACCGTGGCGGTGGCTACCACGGCTTCTCCCTCGGGAGCCCACCACACGCCGGGCTCGGGGGTAGACGGGGCCGCCAGCAACGGCACCTGACAGCGCGCGCATGGCTGGCGGTCGTTCTCTGGCTTGCCCGCCACGTGCTCCAGGATCGGATCGCAGGCGGCAGCGAGCTGGCCCACCAGCTCCCGACTCGCGGAGAACCCAGCCCCGCTGGGGTGGTCGCTCTTCACGAAGCGCTGGCCCGGAGTCAATCCCCGAGGCACATCCTGGCCAGATGGCCACGCGGCGTTGCAGTAGTCGGTGAGCACTTCGCCACACCTGGCGCACTCCTGGATCATGCTCTCCAGCAATGGCCCCATCACATGCTCGACGGTCCTGCTCTTCATCTGGCGATCCTCAGTTTCTGGCCTTCAGCCACGGGGCCCGGCAGTTCATGCACCGTCCCTGGATGAAGCTGTGTCCGACGAACTGGCACAGGTGGCGAGTGACTTCGACGGTGGCCGCCTGCCCATGCCCCAGAGCGCAGCGCCCCGGGGTTGCGCGCTTCAAGCACCCACAGCCCGGGCACAGCTCAACGATGGCGGACACGGGAGCGGGTGCGATCCAGCTGTTCATGGTCGCTCAGCCGCGCCGGATGTGCTGGCCGTCCGCCGTCGTCTCTGCGCCGGGGGGCTCCTGCTCGGGCGTGGTCTTCCCGGTGAGCGCGCCCCCGATCCACTGGCCAATCTCCCGGCGCTCGCCCACCATCAGCTCCTCCAGCCAGCGCTTGCGGCGGAAGCGCTCGTCCTGGCTCAGCGCCTCCCATCCGTCCATGGTGCCGCCCGTCTCCAGGAAGTGGCGCTGCGCCAGCGCCTCGAAGTCCTGGGGCTTGCCCGTCACCGGGTGTCCGAGCAGCAGCGCCCCCATCTTCGCGGTGATGGCGAGCGCCGCCTGCTCCGTGGCGCCATCGGCGGTCAGCGTGGCCGGACGCTTCACTGCGCCCGAGTGAGCCATGTCCATCAGTTCCTGCAACGTGGCCTCGCCGCGCTGGATGATCTGGTAGAGGGACCAGGGAACAGGAACCATGAACGCGGCCTGGGACCTCTGCGCCGCCTCGAGCTTCTGCTGCATGACGGGCAGGAGACGTTCAGGGATCCTGAGCACGTATCCGCCGGCGCCAGTGGCCGGGCGCAGCATGATCACGGCACCCGACCGATGATGCCCCACCAGCCCATCTTCCCGCCTCTCCAGCCGGGCGAAGACCGTAGGCCAGTGATCCTCGGGCGGCAGCTTCAGCGTCCCGTCAGGGTTGAACTCCAGGATGCCAACGCCATCGGACAGCGCGGGCCCGGCGTTGCGGCCCTTGGCGATCAGCCCCTTCAGCTGGGTGAGTTCTTCCGTACTCAGGGGCGACAGGTCGAACAGCTCGGACAGGTCCACCACCCCGTCAGGAGGCGCGGCTCCCTGCTGCTCAGCCTTCGAGCGCGCCACCGCCAGCCATCCGGCCTGGACCAGGGGCGGGCACTTCTTCAGCGGGGGGAGCTCCACCCCGGTGATGCCCGAGCGCTGGTGCGTCCAGTGCGCGTAGACCTGCAGGTAGTAGCGCTCCGCCTCCGCCCATTCCTGCCCGGTGGCGGTGGCGATGAACTCCTGCGCGGCCTGCACCCACTCCGCGGGCGGCTTGTAGCTCGGCGCGAGCAGGGCCGGGCGGTTCTCCTTCAGCCACTGGAGCAGCGGCTGGAGAGGGAGTCCCTGCCACGCCCCCGTCACCGTGCACAGCGCGAGGTGGGGCACGATGCCGGCCATCTCGCGCAGCTGCAGCAGTTCCTTCCCGTCCTCCCTGACGAAGACTGGCGTGCTCGTCACACTTGTCCCCGCCAGCGTCATGTTCGTGCCATCGGGGATGATGACGGCCCCGTCCTCTCGCTTCGCTTCCATGATCTTCTCCAGCATGAGCAGGAAGGCGCCCCAGCCTCCCCGCGGTGTGCGTGCTCACCGGGGCCGCATGTGTCCGAGTCAGCCTGCGCGCGGGCCGATGGCGCCCGCCAGGAGCTGGCGCGCGGCGGAGACCTTGCCGGCCTCGATCAGCGCCAGCGCCTCCGCGCAGACACACTGCCTCTGGTGGCCGGGCAACGTCACCAAGACCTTCAGAGAGCGCGCCTTCCCTGGTTGGTGGGTGAGCACGCCGCGCTTCTCCAGCGCCTTCAGGTGGTCCTTGATCCCGTTGGTGGAGTTGATGCCCAGCAGCACGCCGAGCTCGCGGACGGTGGGCGGGATGCCGTTGCGTCCAGTCTCCCGGGTGATGACTTCCAGCACCTCCCGCTGGCGGGCCGTCAGGTCCTCAAGTCGTGCAGGCTTCACCACGTCACCCCCGTCTTACACAGGCATTGCTCGGGCCCCTGGGCGCCACACCTGCCTGAACCATGGGCTACATGGTGGCAGTCTGGGCAGATGAACAGGGAGCGCCCGTCCTCGCTGAAGATGCTGGTGATGGTGCGCGCCGGCCCGGGCTGCGGGGCGAACTCGGCGTACTCCGAGCGCTCGCCCTTGTGGGCATAGTCCAACGCATACCACGCGGCTACGCCCAGGGACTCGCGGGTGTAGGGCACCACGCGCACGACGTCCCCCGGGCTGCTCTTCTCCTGGCCCAGCCCCTCGCGCGCTGCCACCGCGATCCGCTCAAACTTCGAGCCTCCCGGGCCGAAGACGATTTCAAACCCGGTGTGCCCGGGGCGGATGAAGACCGCGCGCCCGAGCGTGTAGAGACTCCCATCTTCCTGAGCGGTGGACTCGAAGCCGCGGCCGCCTGCCAGGGAATGAGCCAGGGCGTGGCGCGCGCCGGCCGGATCGGCTGGATAAACGAGAGCCCAACTCACAGCGTCACCCGGGTCTGACAGGGGCAAGGCTGGAACCCGGTGGCCCCGAGCGTGTTCGCGTTCCCAAGTTCGAAGGTGAAGGACTTGTCCTGGCACTGGCCGGGCTGGTGCGCAGCGTGGTGACAGTCGGGGCAGACGCGCACCCAATACGCCCCGGGGTGGCGCGAGACAGCGGGCGGCTTCCCGTCCGCCATCGCCCGCTCCAGATCCCGGATGACGTCGTTCACCATGTCCCCGGTGATGCCGGGGTAGCCGTGCATCAGGACGTGACGGACCCAGGAGAGAGGGACGGCGGACATGAAGGGACGGGAGGTGGAGAGGATGCGCTGGCGCAGATCCTTGGCCTCGCGCCGGTACGCAGCCGCCTCGTCATCGGAGATCGACACCCACTCAGCGCGCTCCTGGGCCTCGAGCGCCAGGCGCATCGCCGCCACCTCCGTGACAGCGCGCCGCCAGAGGTCCGCCATCCGCGACCACTGCGCGTGGCCATAGACCGCCAGGGCGAGCGCATGAAGGAAGAGTCCCTTCCACTCGTCCCGCTGCATGGACACCGAGTCCACCAGCAGCGCCGCGCCCTGCAATGCCCGTCTCTCGGGCTCGCTCTCTTCGCCGCGCCGGATTTGACCCAGCGCCAGCCCGATCCCGTCCATCGCATCCGCCACCTCGTCCAACCGTTCTGCATGGCTGGTGGCTTCGTCCGCGGCTAGGAGTTGAGGATGACGCTGGAGCAGCCAGCGAATGTACTCGGCAGTGGAGCGGACGCCGTTGCCGTTGCGCGCGTGGGATGCCGCTTCTCTCACCGCTTCGAGCTGATCGAGCATGGCGCCGCGCCCACGCAGCAGACGGTCGCGCAGGTCAGAGATCACCGCTTGCTCGGCGATCTGGGCGTGGCGCTGGCGCAGGATCTCCCGCTGCCGCTCGCCCGCCGCCTTCACCATGGGCCGGTTCTCCGCCTGGAGCCACTGCTCCAGCTGCTCCGGATCGGTGGCCGTGGACATGAGCAGCAGCGCCTGATCCTGGCTTGCGCCTTCCGCCAGTTCGTTCCTCTCCTGCTCCACGTCCACCATCCGTTGGCGGAGCTGCTGGACGCCATCGCCAATGGGGCCCGTGATCCCCTCCGCGTTCAGAGTCGCCTGGACGTCCAGCACCTGGGCGTTCAGCCCAGCCCATTCCTGGCGGAGCTTCTGCGCGGCATCCGCCACCGCCGTACCCCCCATGTCGCAGTCCAGGACATTGGCTGCCGCCTCGAGCCTGTCCCCGCGCAGCTCCGCCACGTCGTCCTCGCCGATCATGTTGGCCAGGACGTTGGCCACGATGGTCTCCACGTCCTTCCGTCCAGGGGCTCGGGTGACCTTGCCGCCCGTGTCCGTGACGAGCGAGCCCAGCATGTCGGTGATCACCGAGGCAATGGCCGCCACCTTCTCGCCGTGCTTCATGGGCTTGGGGCGGATGCCCAGCGGATGGAGCCGATCCAAGACATCCAGCCGGTCCTGCTCGTAAAAGACCAGGGTCACATCCCCGCCCTTCCACCACTCGCCCAACGTGAAGATGGCGCGCCGGGGCCCGTCTTCCACGTTGTCCCCCATGAGCGCGTGGTGGACCTTCGTCTTGATTCCGTCCGGACCCAGCGTCGCCGCGATGCTGGTGTCGTGCTTGAACTCCAGCGTGAAGGCCCCCTGCAGGGTGGCGCGGATCTTCGTCTTCCTCGGGGGCTGCGTTGCCTGCTCCATCGTCGTTCTCTCCCTGGTGCTGGGCCACTGGCCCGTGCTCGTAAAGCTACCGCGCCCATCCCTATTAGACGCAAGGGGCGCCAGATGTTACCCGGTCGGCTTCCAGTCTGGCCGCGCCAGGAGTCGGCGCCGGATCCGCCCGCGCAGCTCGTCCGCGGGTACTACCTTCAGCAGTTCCTGATACAGGCGGAGCCGTGGCGCCTTTGCCAGCCCACGCCCGTGGCCGCTCTCGCGCAGCAGCTCAAGCGCTTCATCTCGCCACAGCAGGCGGGCGGTGGTGAGCCCGGCCGGGGCCGGGTTGATGGCTGCCTCTCTCACCACCTCGAGCGGGCGTGTATCCCGGAACAGACACAGCCCCCACCACGCTGGGACGATGGACTGCGCAGCATGGAAGAGCCGGTAGGAGACCACCAACGTGGCCCGATCCATCGTCTCTCCGTACACGCGGACCTGCTCGGGCAGGCGCCGGATCTTGTCGGCGTGGCTCTTCAGCTCGAAGCCGTGGAGCTCTTCCGGTGTGAGCGTGACGATATCTGCTCGCACCTGCCCATGCTCCAGCCCTACCTCATGAAGCACTCGCACATGGGGCCAGCGCATGGCGATCCACGCCCCGGCTGCTCTCCGGATCTGTTCCTCGGGGGCGCCCATGTTCAGCCCTGCGCCCTCTCGATGTAGGCGGCAGCGGCCGCGAGCTGTGCGCTCATGCTCTGGGATGTGGCCCGCCTGCCGATCGCTCTCAACCAGGTGGCCAGCTCCGCGGCCTCGCCCACGGGCACCGGCACCCCTTCGACCATCCGAGCCAGGAGATCGGCGAACGTCTGCTGGTGGGAGAGTACCAGGCGCTCGCCGGTGCCTTCCTCCAACTTCAGGACGAGCCGAAGCGCCGGCCCATGCTCGGGCAGCATAACGAGCATCCCCGGGGGCGCATCCTCGCCGCGGGGCGGGAGAGGCGGCCAGCGCTGCATGTCCAGCGTAGTGAGCAGCCCAGGAAGACATGCCAGCAGCGGGGCCTGCTGGATGGGGACGACGATGCCGCCGCACAGCTGCAGGTATTTCCCCATCGGCGTTTCGGGCCACGGCACCACGATGGAGCCCGGCTGCCCCTCGCCGCTCGTCCACAGGCGTCCGCGCCCAGGGCGGCCGTACCGGCTCTGCACCGCTTCCGCCAACGGCAGTGGGAGGATGACGCCGCCAACGGCCTCGGTCTCTTCCTGGGTGAGCCACCAGATCACGAAGTCCTGGGCGGGCGGAGTTGGGGCCTCCTGGTTGTCGGTTCTCGTCTCCATCCCTCATGCCTCCTGAAACGGATCGCCAGTCTCAACCAGCGGATCGTCGATAATGATGACGTCTGCCTTCCTCCCGGCCAGGGGGCGGGGTGGCTCCGCCATGGCGCGCAGCTCGCGCACCATCCCCTCCCATTCCGCCCGGTTGAGATCGCACACCCACGCGGAGCTCAGATCGCAGTGCTCGCGCGCCAGCTGTGCCAGCTGCTCGTAGCGCTCCTGGAGACGGGCCCCGAAGTCCGCGTCCGCCAGCAGACCCGCGGCAACGTCCGGCCCGGCTTCCACCGCTTCAGCGGGAATAGGGAGGGGCCCGCGGCCCATGGCCGCCAACCTGTCCAGCAGTCGCCGCGCGTGGCCACGGCAGAACGCCGCGAGGATGGAGACGCGCGCACACCTCCGGTACTCCCCGGCGCTCTGGGCCCGTCCCGCGAGGGCTGATAGATGGCGGCCCGTGTCCAGCTCCGCAACCCACGCGGCAGATAGCGCGGCCGCGAGTCGGGTGTGTCGGGTTCCCATGGCTCAGGTCCTCACCTGGTCGGGCACCTGCTGCCGGTAGAAGCGGCGCAACTTCATCTCCATGCCCGTGGCGAGGAAGACGCCCACGGCGCCGAGCATGTCCCCGCGCGTGAGA